CAAGGAACATTTTCCTGAGAAAATTCCGCTTGATGCATATGGAAAGAAGCATGTGGCGTACATTCGTGCGTCAGCGTGTGACAAAAATGTGTATCATCCGGAACAATTGCAACGCCTGAAACAATTGGCGGGCGATCTCGGGAGACACTTTGCATTCAAAACCGGATGCAAGGCCAAGAAAATCAGGCCATTAAGTGTTCCAGAATGCCTTGAAGGCATTGATGTGATGGATCCATTGCGCAGAGCTTCATCGGCCGGACAGGTCATGGGGGTTTTGTACAATGTCACCGACAAACATCTGTTATGGGGAGACAAAGTGGATAACTTTGCCTGGAAAGACAACGACGCAGCGCAATTCACACGTCGCGTGGTGGAACAACAATGGGAACTGGCTAGCAAGGGCAAACGCCTATCTTTGCCAGGTTCTGTCAAGCTCAAGGCCGAGAAATTGGCCGTTGAAAAAGCATGGAAAAAGCGTGCTTTCATTGTTCTACCAGTGAACGACGTGATAAATTTGCGCCGCGTTCTTGCACCAGTGCAAATGGCATTCAGAACCATGGGTGCCGAATCACCATTCATCATCCAGAGCGATCCGAATGTTGTCTGGGACTCATTGTATCGTCAGTTGACTTCGGTCGGCGAGAATATAATTGCAGTTGATGCGTCCTCATTCGATTGGACCGTCCCTGCAAGTGTATTGCTCGCTCTTGAAGACTTCTTCGGTGCGTTTTATACCACCGGCCACGATGCAGATGCCCAGGCAGGTATTCGGAAGAAAATCCGTGTCCTGCTCGAAGAGCATGCATTCAAACCGATATGCTTTGACAACGCCTTGATTGCGAAACAGGGTGGAGTCTGTAGCGGCATGTACGGAACTAGTCTCGTGGACTCAGCAGCTATGTTGCTGATGTCTTATGCGGCTTATTCCGACCTTGTTGCTCCGGACGTCACTGAGTTTCTCACTCACGTGGTGCCAAAGCACGGCGGGGATGACACGATATATTCCGTGTCTGATGAGAAAATTGATCAATTCAATTTTCCCCTCATACGCGATTATTTTCGTGACGTCTTCGGAATTGTCATGACTCTGGATACGAAAGATCCAGATGCGTCAATCAAATGTACCAACATGACGGAGGCAACGTTCCTCGGGCGTCATTGGGTTCGCATGAGCGAATACCCAAATACATTCCAACCCAAACTTCGCGTTACAGCGCTCAGCGGAGCCTGTCAGTACACGCGCCTAGTGCGCAACGTGGACATTCTAGCTCAGCTAGAAGGTGTGCTGCCCGAACTGGTGGCATATGGCGAAGAGTTGTACGACAAGTACGACTATGGATTGGAAGTGTGGGCCAAACAACATGGTCTGACCCGAGAGCGTATCACCTTCAAAGAAGCTGAACGCAAGCGGTGGTTGGCTATTCAAGAACAACGCCTGCCGCTAGAAATCATTAGCGTGACGACAGCAGAGTTGACAGACGAGATTACTTCAAAGCGAAGCAAATTGCCTGACATACCTAAGCCGCGATCAGCAAGAAAAGAAATGACTGAAATCCGCATCAAAATCAACGCCCTGATGGGCGCCAGTCGCACAGCCGACGAATTTCTGCAACGCATTGAAGCGCAGAAATTCGGCGAACTTCCGGAAACACTGTTTGAAAAGGGGACAGCAGACATCAAAGTGAAGAACATTCCAAAATTGAGAATGCCTTTCTTCGAGACCGCATCATTGTGGGTACTCAATAACTTCTGTCGCCGTTTCAACCCGTGTGATTCGGAATTCGCGTTGCGTCGCGATTTTATCGCGGATGTCGTACATAAGTACGAATTGGGACCAGAAAACCTGGGTCCCACTTTCGGAGTTATACAACTCCTCACCGACTTGAACAAGTTCAAGGACGATGAATCCATGTGGCTCTCATTCCGAGCGTGGTACGGCGTCAAGCCGTCCCTTGTGGAACAATTCAGTTCCATGTCAGTGCGGAAGGATATGGACCGCGCTATGGACACTGCCGGAGCTGGCGTAACAATGCAGCCCCTGGCTCCAATAGCACCACCGATCGCTGTCAAAGACAGTAGTGGACCGTTGCTAATGGAGACAGGTGGCTATATGCCAGTTCTGTCAGCGTATGCTGGATACGGAGATTCCGTATTCCACTCCATCTTCAAACCACGCGAACTGCTGACTGTCACCGTCGGCACTGCCACAGCTGCAGGATCTGTTCTATTCGATCAGACATTGAACCCGTGGGATCCCAAGTGCGTAGGCGATTGGGCAGCATGGTATGCACGCCTTCACAGGCGTTGCGTGCCCGGCGGAGTGACTTTCACCATCACTCTCTCTGCACCAGCTACGGCATTTGGCATCATCCGAATGACCCTGATTCCAGCAGATGCAAACTTGCAATCACTGGACACAAAAGAACTCGAAGTATTCACTCATGTGGATCTGGACATTGCACTCAAAACAACGATCAGCGTAACCGCAAGGTTTTCAACTCTCTCGCAAGTTGTGCAGCTTGAACGAGATGAGACTACCGATTTTGGTAGGATACTGATCACGGCTCTTACGCCGATCCAGAATTCATATGGGGCTGGGATTACGGTCCCACTCAGAATATCGTCCAACATCACCATGGACACGAAGTATGTCATGCCAGAGTACAACCTCCTCTTCGGGAGTAGTGGCGGCTCACCCTCACCACCAACACCACAAGGCACGTTCCGTCCCATCGTAGATGGCGAAACCTTCTGTGAGTATCCCGAAATGACTACTATTCCTTGCAACCTTGGCACCAAATTCGGCCCTGAGAATGCAGGCCCGTTCATGATTGGACGGACTTCATTGTCAGGAGGATGTCTGGCTACACCGCTGGACTTTGAAATGCCACCAATGTATACGTACGCAGATTTCATCAACTTCTGCGAAACGAATCGCGACGAGCCTAACACCAGCGCCGTTGCGGAATCTTGGACCTATGTTGCAGGGGGTAGCGAGTGGACTCGCGGATACCCAACTCCCCAGAATATGCTGAAGAACAACGCAATTCTGGAAGGTGACAAATACACCATCAATACATATGATGGCCTTGTCACATGGCGGAACAAATCTTCCATTGTGCAGCCAGTTTGGCTCACCGAAGCTGGAAGTATCATCGACAACAAAGATAAAGATGAACGAGACACTATCAAAAGCGCCGTCAACTCATTTGAGACCGGCATTCCGTTCATATTCAACATCCAGATGCTCGCAGCCAGTT